GCAGTTAGCTTTTTTTGGTCTCATTTCTGTATATATAGAGTACAAGACAAACTATCAGTACTATTACTTACTATGACCGTCATAGTACAATGCATCCTCCACCGCAGTTACAAGCGGCAACCAAGCCTGAGCCGTTAGGCTCATTAACTATGGGTCTGTACAAAAAGAAAAACCCTGCACATCCCGTGCAAGGTTCTTCCCCCAAGAATTACTTTTTCGGAACTTTGTCAAAATCAGTAATTTCCAACAATGACATATCAATGCCAAAGTCTTCCGCAGTAGCTTGAGTAGCTCTGTCAAGGTGAGATAATACAAGCAAAGGTAATTTACCTGCTACTTGAATGATCTTGCCAAGGTACGTAGTACCTACAGACATACCATAGTTGTAGTTCTTTTCATAAACTAAACAACCACGTTTTACAAGATCACCCGCAACATTCTCATACTGCACAGTAGCAGGATAGAAGTTGGTACCTTTAGTGTTAGGAATAGCATCTTTAGCAATTGAGATTAACTCACCTTGCATAGAAGCAACTAACATCTTCTCACCCGTGTTTGGGTTTGTTTCTAATTTAAAATCATACTTTGCCATAATGATGGGGTTTTAAGTAATTAATAAATAAACAATAATCCCTAACAGTTAAAAGCGGCAAATAAGCCTGTTGCGCAGCAACATTCACAATGGGTCAATCAGAGTTAGTATAAGAGCACTATGCTCCTATACTAAACTCCAATGTTGGAAGCTCACGTACCTTTGCTAAAGGTTTAATGTTCATAAAAACAAGTCCTTTACGGATCCTGCTTCTAGTAACAGCTTCTATTGTAACAATACAGCCTATGTTTAATTTGTTAAGGTCAGAACCAAAACAATTAGCTGTATATACTTTACCATCAGCAACTACATTACATGCTTGGTAAATCTTCCCGTTTTGAGCTACTTGTGCCTTGCTTGCAAAGCCTACAAAAATTGCATTCATAATAAACAGTTTAAGAATTAACAACAGTTAAAAGCGGCTTAAGCACAAAGGGGATTACTCCCCTGTTGTACTTTCCATAGCCTCTTGAAGATGTGCTCTAAAAGCTTTTAAATCAGATAGCTCACACAGTTCTTTATAGGTTTTACCTTCTATTTCTAGTGTAGCAATTTGCTCATCTAGTTTTTCAGCTACGTATAACTGATGCATCTTCTTTGAAACCTCTTCTATGGCAGTAACTAAATCTTCTTTAGTGCTATTTCTATTTACTTTGTCTAATAGCTCACGTCTCAATTCTAACAATATTTTCTTGTCCATTGTATATAGTTTTAAATTATTAACAGTTAAAAGCGGCTTGAGTATAGTTAATAAAAAAGGGGACAAAGTCCCCCTTAATACTATTTAAAGCTAAAGCCCTCAAAGATGATTAATCCATCTTCAGTAGTTCTGAGCCTGCCTTGCACTTCACCAAATGCACTGATCTGATTAAAGTACTTTTTATGCATAACTGCACTAACAGGGTTAAGGTCATCAAATGAACTAATGTTTACTACAACATTGTTTCTGTGACTAATAACTTTTGCTTTGCAGTTTTCTGCGGTCAAGGTAATTAATTTTGATTGCATACTATATAGTTTTTGAATTTATAGTAGTTAAAAGCGGCCTAAGCATTGTGGTTAAAAAGAAAAGCAGATTACTCTGCCTTATCTTTTAACACACACAGCTCAAAGAATATGTACTCACCTGCAGCTGAGGTCTTGTACTTCTTAAGCTTGCCAATGGTGATCCATTGGTTGATTGTCTGTTGCATCTTGGTCATTGTTTCTGAATCAGTAACCAAGATTGTTTTGAATATTACTTTGTGCATACAAATCAATTTAAAAGTTCAAGAACAGTTACAAGCGGCCTATGTGGAAATAAATACCCTCTACTTTTACATAGAGGGTGTTGGTTTCGCTAGAGCACATGTTTGAGGTAGAACCATTCACAAACTAACCCTGTTGCAATTTTTCATACAACTACTAATAACAGTTACAAGCGGTTTTTTCCACAGGAATAAAATCTTCCTTCTGCTGTCTGTTTTCAGTTTGGTCCTCAGAATTCATAGGGGGTACCCACCCAGCGGTCAGCCCCCGGGGGGTGTTGCGCTAATGGGTCACCTCCCCCTCTTATATACTACAAAACCCATTCCCTAGTTTATTCCAAAATAAATCCCTACCTTTACAATGCTACAGGTTGATTGCCCCGGGGGTTTTTCATTCGTTCTCCCCTGGGGTAGTCTAAATAAGGTACCATGATATATGAGCCGGTAAATAGGATGGAGGTAAATACACCCAAGGGAGCTGGAGTCATCTGGCTTGTTACAGAGTATGGTCATGAGACCGACACAATCTATACCGTAGTGATAAATGATACTGGAGAATTCTGGCAGTTTACCCACAAGGACATCAGGGCAAAAAATAATCTTACATATGGTAGGGTAACTAAATAATGATTATCTTATAGTATAAACTAATATACTATGGCAAAGATAAAAGATGTATCTACTAAGTTAGAGAAGAGAAAGGTTTCTCGTCCGGGTGTACATGCAAAGACTAAGACATCCAAACTCAAGAGTTCTAAGAAGTACAAGAAGTTGTATAGAGGTCAAGGACATTGAGTTGAATGATATGGGTTGATGGTACCTTGATATCTATTTAGTTCAACTACTCCCTGGTAAGTGTGTCTGATCAACAATTACTACCAGGGATTTTTTATTTCAAAAAGTTTTTTATATTTGTGATATGGAATATGTCTATAAACCAACTATGTCCAAAGTCCAAGCCATTCAATTTAATGGGGAGAATATTAATGAGATATTAGATCTAATTGGAAAGACTAGTGCTTTTTATAATAGAAGCAATGGGTTATGGGTATTTTTACCAACTAGTCAAAAGAAAGTTCATATAAATGATTATGTAGTATTTTCAGAAGACAAAACAATAAGGATGTATGATCCTATAGATTTTGATAAAGAGTTTGAACCTGTACCATGACCCAACATCAGTTGGACATATGGCGCAAACTAACAGCTGAGTCAGACTCTAACTTAGAGGCAAGAATTAAATTTGATAAATATATGGAACAAGAACCAACATTACCAGAAGGAGTAGGAATAGTAGAGACTAGACTCCCATCATTTGGCGAGTTACTAGTAGGATTAGACTTTAATCCAAGCGGTGACCCAGATGTACATAGAGTAAAAGAACTAGCTGCAGAGATGGCTGAGATTTTAAAGAAAAGATATACAGAAGACCAGAGAGGTCCTGTAAAAAGTTTACTGTTTGATCATGCTGTGGGAGAGATTCTAAATGCACAGATGTCAGTAGTAAAAGTAATAACAATGAAAACTAAAAATTAATGAAACCATTTAAAAGTTTAAGAGGAAGAACTATTTTGTTAGACCTTCCAAAAAGAAAAGAGTCATCAATTCAATTGAGTGCAAAGGATGAAGAAGCAATGATGGCAGAAGCTGTTAAGATGTGGAACAAATTAACTGTATTTGCAATTGGTGATAAAGTAGAAGACGTTGCTGTGGGAGACCAAGTATATGTACGTACAAGTGCACTTAACATGGAAGTAGTAGAGCGCATTGATGTAGATGGTGAAGTTAAACTTGTCCTCAATGAGGGAGATGTGGTTATCATATGGTAAACTTTAGTCAAGAAGCTGCAGATTATGAAAAAGTCATCTGCTCTAAAGAGGAGATCTCTGGTACCCCTGTTGATATTAGTTCTCGTATTATTATTGTTAATGATGCTACAAGACCTGACCACTACGGAGGAAAAGACAATCCCTATGAAGTCTTCAATGTATTAGAAGCTTGGGGATTGGATAAAGATTTCTATCTTGGTAATGTAATTAAATATCTAGCTAGAGCTGGAAAGAAAAGTAAGACAACAACAAAAGAAGACTTACAAAAAGCTTTAGTATATTTACAAAGAAGAATTGACTCACTATGACTTGGATTAAATTACTGTCTCTCATCTTAGGATTAAATGCTTTAGCATTTTTTTGGATTGTTATTAATGCAATGACAAGACCAGTATATAATAAAATGCACAATATGTATCAAGATGATGAGAAAGGAAGAGCTATTGCAAACTGGACTATATTTGCCATGATAATTGTAGCTTTTCTTTTAGGA